GGTACTGTAAAATCCCACTTGACATCTTTTCGCTTATATGCTATACTTGTTATCGTCGAATAGGAGTCAATAGATGGTTTGGACAATAAACAAGAATGTAGCCATTTTTATCAATTAAACGACCACCCTTCCATTCAGGATGCCCTTCTCCGGAACGGGGGCCAGAGCGTTGACATTGAATGTCATAACGCTTACAAACCTTTTGAATTAAACGACGGTCAATTTTTAATTCATCGCCAATCCATTGTTGGGTTTTTCCCTCACCAATCCATTGGCGAATTTGATCGACCGGATAATTATTTTTGTTCCACCAACCCATCTATTGACTCCTATTCGACGATAACAAGTATAGCATATAAGCGAAAAGATGTCAAGTGGGATTTTACAGTACCGATCTTTCATAATTATATTTGCGCTGGAACAGTTCACCATAATTCGGGAAAAACTACCGCCGGTATTGTCGAGGCTTCTTGCCACGCCACGGGTTATTACCCGTCGTGGTGGAGAGGACGAACTTGGGACAGGCCAACCGTGGGTCGGGTCTTCGCCTCTGACTTCGCTAAGGGTGTTCGCGTTGTAACTAAAAAATTTCACGAGTGGATGCCCAAAGAGAATATTGTTGAGATATTAAGAAATAGCCATAAGGCTGACGTTGAGTGGTATATCAAGCATGCGAGCGGCGGTACCAGCTACTTTGATGTAATGAGTTATGAGCAAGAGGTACACCTCGCGGAAGGCTGGAACGGTGATTGGGTTTTATTCGATGAACCCCCTCCCCGTGAACTTTACATTGCTGCTATCCGCGGGTTAGTTGATAGTGATGGGCTCACTTTGTTTACCTTGACACCTTTAAAAGAACCATGGCTCTTTGACGAAATATACAATTCTAAAAGCAACAACGTCTTCTCGGTTATTTGCGATATTCGCCATAACCTTAAACGCAAGAACCCGATTTCCGGTCAGATGATAGGGCTTTCTGACACCTCAATAAAAAAGTTTGAGGAGAAGCTTACCGAAGAAGAACGCGAAACCCGTATCCATGGGAAGTTCCGTTACCTTGCTGGTCGTATCTGGAAGGAATGGGATAGAGATATTCACACCTTTAACCGTTCCATTTGGGTTAAAGGAAAAAACAATGTGGTGGTAGATGGACAACCTCCCCACCATTGGCCAAGATGTATGGTGCTTGACCCGCACGATAGAAACCCCCACGCACTTCTTTGGGTTGCCATTGACGAAACAGGGGAATCTTGGGTTTATCGTGAAGCTTACTTGCCCGAACACACCATTGAAGATGTGGTCAACCACATAAGGAAAGTTGAAATTGATAACAGGGAGAAAGTTAACTTGAGGATTATAGACCCCAACTTTGGCCCCAAGAAATATGCTAACACCGGAAACACCGTGCGCGATGAGTTTGAACTTTCCGGACGCAAACTAAACTACCCCGTGCGTTTCACCTTTGGCGATGACCATAAGGAAGTGGCGCGTAAAACCATTTCCCAAATGTTAAGATTCGACAACCAAAAACCTTTAGGGTTACTTAACCATCCAACCCTTCACGTTGCCTCCGACCTTAAAGAATGCATTTATCAGATTGAACATTATGTTTGGGACGAATATAAGTTATCGGATCGTGACCCGAAAGAGAAACCAAAAGATTTTGCAACGCATTTTCCCGACTGCCTCAGCTATTATGCTCTTTCCAACTTCCGGTGGACTAAGCCTACCTTGCACGAAGGCGTTGGGAACTTTTATTCATCAAGATTGAATGGACTTGTCTAATGTTTGAAAATTTAAAAAGTAAAAATAACCATAAAGGTACGTGGAAGAATATGGAGAACGCTACCAATTACCATATTTCCCCAGGTGCTTCCACCTCGACGGTTAAAGGTAATGAAAAAGATAGAATGGTTAATTGCAGGGTTTGCGGATTCCCCTGTGATATGGAACGCGATGGCATGGCGAAAGACGGGTCATGGGCGGGATTAGGTATTGCCTTTGGCACACAGTTAACCGCGGGAACTTCAATAGGCGACAGACGGGTACCAGCAGCCGGTGCAGTAGCAACAACAGTCGATCAATATTATAACCGAACTGTTAACACTGGATGTCCATGTTGCGGCACGCTTACGTTTTATTTGTAGTTTTTTGGTTTCTTTTGGCGGTGTTTTTGGTTTTTCGCTTACTTCTTTAATTACTATTTTTTATGATGGCAAGAAAGAAAAAAAATAAGTTTTGGGAATGGATACTTCTTTTATTAATAACAGGTGGTTCGTTCACCTTTGGTTTTCTATACAACGGAATAATAAATGCCGACAGAATCGACAGGTGCTCAAAAGCAGTTGTCGAAATTCTAAGAGGCCAACCCCCAGGAGAGTTATTTGAAGATTACCCCACAGAAGAAAACGTCATTGAATGTAAATCCGAAAACCTTAGAAATTGTACGTAAGAAGGAATCCGCCATGCCAACCGTAAAAACAAAAAGCGGTAAAGTAAAACATTATGCTTACACCAAACAGGGTGAGGCTGCCGCAAACCTAGCCGCCAAACAAGAAGGCTCAAAGGTAATAACTAAAAAAAGTAAAAAGAAAACAAGTAATCGTTACGGGATAAGCAACCTTAAAGGGAAATAATGGAACCCGCTGTTGTTATTGAACAACCCACTAATTATTTTCCGCAAATTTTTAATACATCAATGGGGTATGAAGGGTCGGCGTTAAATGCAAAAGAGCGTTCAAAGCATGGTGTTCTTGAATCCAATTATCACAGCTATCTTAAAGGAAAGGGTAAGCCTTTACAGCCAATCGAATCTATCTCTTTTCCAGAAGTTGAAGAAATTTATTTCAACAACTATTATAAGGCCAATAACCTTGATAGGTTGCCTTTGCGCACTGCTGGCGCTGTTTTTGATTGGACTATCCATTCAGGTTCGGGAAACTCTATTCCCGCGTTGCAAAAAATTGTGGGGGCAACTCCTGACGGGAAACTTGGGCCTAAAACTATTGCTGCCATTAATGCTTATATAGAAAAAAATGGTGAAGATGCTTTGTTGGCTCCGTACTTTGAATCGCGTCGTGGGTTTATTGAGCGTTTTATTAAAAGGAATAATCGACAAGATGCGCCAGGGCTTAGAAACAGGGTCGATAAAGCTGAAAGAGATTGGCTTCGGATAAACCATGGAATACGTAATCTTAAAAAGTAGGGTATATGTCAGAATTTAAGCTTAGTGCAATGAGCGAACTGTTTCCAGATAAAGCCCAAAAGCTTGAGAAGGAAGATAAGAAGGCCAACTATGGCCAAATGTTTAATCTTCCCTCCGGAGAAAAAGTAAAAATTGTTGAGTTTATTAAACAATGCGTTGAGGAATCTAAGAAGCAGAGGGAAGGTTGGCTTGAAATCCGCCGTGAAAGTATTAAAAATTACGAAGGTATCTGCCAAATCAACGGCCCGTGGAAAGGAAGCAGTAATATTTCCACCATGGTCACCACTATCGCCGTAGACATGATTCATTCCCGCCTATTTCCTATGGTATGGAATCCTGACCTTATCTATTGGAAGGGTACCACTAGCCATTCTGAAGAAATCGCTCAAAATAACCGCATATTCTCCCAATGGATTTTTACCAAAGACATGGATGACACCCAAAACAAGGTTGATGAAATTGTTGGTCGTCTGGTTGCTGATGGTCTTGTCGCTATAAAACGTATGTGGGAAAAGAAATTTGTTTATGTTACCCGCGTTATCCCGAAATCTTACACTGAAAAAGGCGAAATTAAGTATGACATTGTGTATGACAAAGTTAAACGGGAACGCGCTAAGTGGGTAGTTAAAGATATTGAACACGTTTACTTACCTTACAACGCCACTAATGAAGATGATGCTGAATATATTGTTGATGAAGTTTTTTATACCCTCCCTATCCTTAAAGAAATGCAAGCTAAAGGCCTTATCCTCAACGATATTGACCTTGACGAAGTAAAGTCAGCCCTTGATAAACGCTATGAATCAGAAGGCGGTAAAAAATCTCGCCTAGAATCAGCCGGTATTGAAGAATATACCGCCATGATTGAAAGTATGCCCATTAAATGTTACGAAGGTTACATTAAATATGATGTTAATAATGATGGTATCCGTGAAGATTGTGTTTTTCTTATTCTTCCAGAACTAGAATTTTACCTTTCAGGTAAACCTCTCCACGTTGTCAGCCGAATTGGGAAACGACCATGGAAAATAGCCGGATTTATACCCCGATGGGGCACAATATACGCAAAAGGCATACCTGAACTGGTTCGCCACCTCCACAATGAGCTTGATGCTATCCATAACCAACGTTTAGACGCCGGCAATATGGTTATTGCCCCATTTTTCTTTTATAGAGCAGCCAGCGGGTTCGACCCCAAAGCTATTGCGGTTAAACCAGCCACCGGCATACCTCTTGACGACCCGCAACGTGATGTTTACTTCCCCGACTATAATCCATCACGGCTTTCTGTCAGTTTTCAAGAAGAAAATATCATAATGGATTTAATTTCCAAACTTACTTATCTTCCACCATCGGCATTTGGCAGGGAAACCTCATCACGCCCAACTGCGCGCGGTACCATAGCCCTTATTGCTGAATCCGGTCAACCATTTAACCTTTTAGCTGGTCGGGTTCTTAAGGCTATCCTCAGCCTTATTACTGATACCCGTAAAATGTATGAGGAACATTGGGATAACGATTACGCAAGAAGTATTCTTGATGAGAAAGGTCGCCAACAATGGAGCGTTCTTTCCCCTGAAATGATAGCCGGCGATTACTTGGCGTTTAGCGAAATTGACCTTGAAGCCTCCAATGTCGCGTTTGAAAAACAAGCTGACCAGGTTATGTTCCAAACTTTAGGGATGGACCCATTTGTTAATCAAAACCCAGCGTTTGCTTGGGAAATCCGCGCTAACTATATTAGTTCGTTAGGGAAAAAGAATCCGGAGAAATATATTGGGCCGAAACCCGATTATGAACAAAACCCCGGAATTGTTGACGACGAAAATCAAATGATATTGAGGGAAATGAAAGTTAATATCAACGTTAAAGACGATGACGTTGCCCACATGAACGGTCATTCCAAGTTTAAACGGGAAATGGCTCCGATTTTAACGCCGGAAGCCATGATGAATCTCGTTATGCATATAGAGGAACACAGATTATCTTATACCCAAAAACTTCAACAAATGGCAATGGTACAAAGTCAAGGAGGAGGTGGCAGTGCTTCCCAAGGAGAAACAGCTAATCCAGGAGCTCTTGGCGCACCCAGGATGGATCGAATTCAAGGCCCTAACCTTGCAGGACAAATGGGCGGGGGATCAGCTTATTCACCGGTCGCTTCTGACCAAGCTCCAGGCGGATCAGGACTCAGCGGTTAGAGCTGGCGACCCAGTTAAAGCGGCTCAAGCATTAGGAGCAAAAGAAATATTGAAGGTGGTTTTTGAAATACCGGAAAAATATCTAAAGGGCTAAATCTCACCTTGAGTAACCCTCAAGGCGTAGAAAAAGTTAAGGAGAATAAAATGGCAGAAGATGTAAAAGTAGAAGTTAAACCGGTTGAACCGGTAGTTGAACAAGTTATCCCAAAAACAAAAGAGGAGTGGTCTACTCTCGCTAAAACCGACCCTGGTAAATTTGCGGAATTAACCCAATCCCGCATGGATTCAATTTATCGTCAAAGCCGTGAAGCTCAGGAAAAATTAGCCGCGTTTGAAGCAAGAGAAAAGAATTTATTAGCGGAAATAGAAAGATATAAACAACCGGTTTCTCAACCAATAGGCGACCAACCTAAACAATATGGAAATGGTAATTATCCGCAAACCGAAGAAGAATGGAACGATTTGTTTTTGGAACGTCCGACGTTTGCCACCGACCTTCGTAATGAATATTTAAACAATCGTCAATCGCAAGTTAGCGATTTTGAAAAGTCACGGGCTAACGCCAGAAAATTTGTGCAGACCGAACATTCCGATATGTATCTTCCCGAACTTGATATTGACGGGAAACCTAAGAAAGACGAAAAAGGTCATATCGTTCTTAAAATTGATTCAACGGTTGGAGAACCGATTTTTAACCCCGATTCGGAGAAGGGAAAACTCTGGATTGAAATATATAATGAAGACCCCCAAGGTTGGGGTTCTTTAAAAAACGCTCCTCAGCTTATGATGGCTGAAATGGAGAGGCGATTAAGAGTGAAAGGAGCAACTATGGTAAAAGGGCAGAATAATGCAATGAATGAAGATCAGAGTGGGTTGGCGCCGGAAGGCATAACTCCGCCGAAATCTGGTTCATTGAAATTTAGTTCTGAAGAAGAAAAGGTTCACGCGGAACGCGCGGTGTCGCGGGGAACGTATAAGAACCTTGAAGAATACGTTAAGTTCAGAGATTCAGACAACATGGGTTATGTCGAGCCAAATCGACGACCCGATTTTACAAAAAGGTAGGATAAAAATGGAATTAGTCAAAACGCACTTGGGGCAAACGGCGTTCATTACGAACGTTCCCGTTTTTGCCGCCGCAGCAATTAATGATGGTGCCATGCTAGTTTCCGGTGCGTCAACAACCGCACAAGGAGCGACTGTAACCGTTACCTTAGATACCACTGATGGACAAAACTTCCTCGGTGTAACTCAGGTCAGCAGTTCTTTTGCTTCTGCGAGTAGAGAAAACCTTGCAAATAATTCCCATGCCTTCCAAATTGATACCGACGGTATTCCAAACCAAGGTACAACCGGAGGCTTGGACTTTTTGCAGCTTTGTATCAACCACAATGCTTCTTATATGGCTCAGTATTCAATAACTACTGCCGCAGGTACCGCTTCACATAACGTTGGTACTTGGACAGCTGGTACAACTACTGCCGCCCAAAGAGGTACGACTGGTACAGATGTTTTAGGCGGATGGTTATTCTCTCTTGCCGCAACGAACTCAGCAGGTGGAACACCAACTTTTTCCGGGTCTTTGCGTTACATTTCAAATCAATCAGCTACTACTCACTTGACATTGCTTACCGCAATGAACATTTCGACTGATAGCCATATGATTTGGGCTGACCGCACCTGGAAAAAGGGAGGTACCTTGAACGCTACTGCCGATTTACTTCGCAGTCAATCAGGTTCAACAGGTACAGGGCTTCATTTAAACGGAGCGAAAATGTTAGGCATCGAAAATTATATCGGTCACGACAGCGCCCCGACTCACCCGCTACGTCAATGGGTTGATGATGGTAACGACGGTCTAACCGGTGTAAGAATCTATAAAGAGTTAATTTTCACAGCACCATTTATAGTTTCAACTGAAATTACAGCTTAATAGGAGAAGGAAACCATGCCACAGTTACAAGCTAATTGGCCGGATATCATTGCTAAGGATTTTCGCAAGATATATTTCGACCGATTTCAAGAATTACCAACAATGGTACCTGACCTATTTAATGTAATGTCTTCTGATGCAGCTTATGAGAAGACTTCAGCAGTAGGTACAGTACCAGACTTTGTCGAATTTACCGGCAAAGTCCAAGAAGTAAGCCCGACTCAAGAATACGACAAAACATACACGTTTACGGAATACGCCGCTAAAATTGAAATTCAACGAAAGTTAGCTGCCGATGACCAATATCGTGTAATGAGCCGCTATCCTAAAAACTTAGCAAACTCTGCAAGTCGTAGCCGTGAAAAATTGGGTTCAGCAATCTTTGATTTGGCATTTACTTATGCCCCGTCAGACGGCGACGCTGTTTCACTTTGTAATGCAGCTCACCCATCTAACGTTTCTGGCGTTGCCACTCAAAGCAATCGTGGAACCAGTGCGTTATCAGGTACGAACGTTGAAACCGTGCGTATTGCTATGCACAATTTCCGCGATGACCTTGGAGAGAAAATTTCCGTTCAACCAGACACCCTCATTATCCCTCGCGATCTTGAGCAAACCGGTTGGGAAATTATCAACTCTAAAGGGAAAGTTGATACTGCAAACAATAACGCAAACTTCCATCAAGGGAAATACAAATTAGTTGTGTGGGACAGATTAACCGACACGACCGATTGGTTTTTCACAGATTATTCAATGCAAAAAGAATATCTGCTTTGGTGGAATCGTGAACCAAACCAATTCTTCCAAGACAAAGATTCCAATACTATGGTCGCCATTTACCTTGGTTATTATAGAGTTGGGACAGGTTGGGATGATTGGCGCTGGATATATGGCAACATTGTTTAATTATAAATCCGAGTAGTTAATACAATGACACTTTATCAACTTCTTCGAGAGCGTTACAGTGAAAACGAAATAAAGGCTATGAACCTTAATTCCGTGATTACTTCAAGCGCTATCGAGGGAGTTGATGTGTCATGTTTTAAAAAAGCAATTAAACGCAGAAATAATAAAAAATTATCGTCTGCACCCTTTACAAGATGCTAAAGCGTCGTGCAAATCGAAGCTAAAGGATAAAGGAGAAACAAATGCCTAGTTCAAATTATCCAAATGGTCTATCAACCACAACCGCAATTCATACGGTCAATAATCATATTGTAACTAGTACAATGACTGTTGGATCTATGACCGTTACGGGAGCAGCCACCTTTTCAGGAACAGTGGTCGCGAATAACGGAAGCGTATATGGAGCAAGAGCAAACTTAGTTCTTGACGGTAGCATGACGGCAACAATTTCATCTGCCGTGTATGTCACCGGTGCTTTAATGGCCCCATATAATGCCTATCCAGAAATAGTGCTTTTGCAGGGAGCAACAGGCGCCATTACCCGTTCTATTAGAGTTGTTGGTGGTGTTGATAGTACCGGAACCGCTTCTGCTACATTAACCGTTGGTAGTGTTACTTCGCAAGCCGGCGGGATATACACAACAGTTGGTGGAACAGTAATTACGCAGGGTTCACAGTTTGTTGTTACATCCGCTGTAACAGCGACCGTTAACACAGCGTTTTTAACCGTTAATTTTATCGCAGCTTCAGTTTAACTTATAATTGTATATGGGGAATCTTATACATTCCCCTATACAAGATATGGGGAGAGAAAAATGGAAATAGTTTTAATCATACTCGGTATATTTTTATTATATTGGCGCTGTCTTAACTACTATTATTTAATTGACGATATAGTTAGACGGTGGGGATACCTTTATGATGTTCCGGAAATGTCACCGCCCCCTTCATTTTACTCTACCCGCCCGCATAAGTGGCGACATCTATTCCTTATTATCACCCATTCACTAAACGTTTGGGTTGTTTACCTTTTATGGGGCTGGGTTCCAGCCGCCCTTTTAGCGTTTAGCCCGCTGTCAGTTCCCATGACGGCATGGATAACAGGAGGATATTATGCGGTTACAACTTTACTTACACTTACTTCTTATTTTTTTCTTCAGCTTTACCCTGGCTATCTTGGCGCAGCTTTTGGCGCGATTTTTTACGCTGCCGCATTAGGCTCAACCATTACGTGTTTAGGCTTTCCATTCATCTTCCTCTTTTTTAACCCATGGGGATTAACCCTTTTCTTCCCCATCTTTATGTATCTTACTGGAAGAAGATTTACCAAGGGTTATAAAATCAGGGATATGGGGAAACAAGATGCCTTAAAGTTAAGCAAAATTGCGGTGATGATCAAAGTTACCGCTTACTACATTTATAACGTGGTATTCCCTTATCGGCTTGCCTTCTTTAGAAGTTTTGGGGAAGACTATATTAAAGATGACAAGGTAAAAAAAGAACTTGAAGCTTTCGACAAATGGTTTTATTTATCGCTTGGAGCAATACTCCTTTTTATTTTAATCGGCTGGCAGTTTAGCCCATTAGGAACCGTTTGGTTTTTAGCGCTTATTGCCCCGTTTTCACAATTCAAAGTTTTAGGCCAGTTTGTCGCCGAACGTTATCTTTATTTGCCCTCGATAGGTTTCTATTTGATTTTGGCTGGCGCTTTGTCTTCGCACCCCGTTTTATTATTTACTGTTTTGTTTCTTTACGCGCTACGCGCGCACCGCTATATTCCAGCTTATGAATGCATGGAATCACTTTACCTTGACGGAATAAAAAATCAACCCCAATGCCTTGCCAATTATGCCAACTTAGGTGAACGCCATATCCACATGGGTCGTCTTTGGGAAGGAAAAGAGGTTCTTTATAAAGGGCTTCAAATTGATTCCGACAACTTTCTTTGTTATACCAACATTGCCGCTTATTGGGTTCAGGTAAAAGACCTTCAAAAAGGAATTTATTTTACCCAAAAATCCATTGAAACGGGGAAAACCAAATCTTCTTGGCATATCGTTAAAGCTATGGAAGACCAAATGAAAAATTTGCTTAGCTTTGAGAAGAAGTTTAATTGGGAAATATTTGGCGGTGACGATAAAAAGGAGACCTCTAATGCCGTGGCAATGGGTTAGTGACCTTTTAACACATGGGGAAAGAAAGAAAACTCATTCATGGGATGTCCGTTGTCCGTTATTTGGCTGTCCAAGTAATATGCCTTACCGCGGTATTCATAAACCACGTCTTAAATATGTTCAATCTTTGGGTCTTTTCATTTACCAATATAAATGTAAGGATTGTGGAAACATATTTAATGTTAGCACAGAGAAACCAAACGAAGAAAGTTCGATTAATAGAATAAACCCTGGGCTTTTTACTTCAAAACCGGATTATAAATTTCATGTTTAAAATTGTTTCAAATAACGAAGTGGTAGGGAAACATCAAGCCTTAAAAGAAATTTCTAAGCCGTCTGCAAGAAAAATATTAAAGGAGAAAATTGGTGGGTTAATTGCCGAAGCCGGAGAAGGAATAACCGCTTTTAATATTAAAGATTCATGGTGGAAGGGTAGGGTTGACGTTCAAGCCGCTATTGAAGAATCAAAACGCTATGTAAAAGATTATGAGCGTACTTTACCTGAAAAACTTAATCCAGAAATTGAAAATCAAATGTGGAAGAAAGCAAAACAACTAAAAGATGAATTTACCTTCGGTATGCTATCAAAAGATGAACTCCATCCTGTAAAAGAATTTATGGTTGATGGAACAATAAAAATAGTTGTTGATAATGACCGCATTAAAGCCATAGGAAGCGTTGAGCGAGAATACGCATGGCAACAACGCAACCAAAAAAAGATAGAGGAGTTTAAAAATTTAATGAGGCATTTAGACCCCGATAACCCTAACGCCGGCGATATAGAGAGATACCGCCCAAAACGGAGCGCAAAATGAGCAAAAGATTACCAGAACACCTAGAAGATGACGTGCTAAGAGAAGCAAGATTAAGGAAAGAAAAAAGGGCAATGGAATCAAGGATTTCAACTGAGATTGTTGAGGGGCCGATTGAAACGGTTATTCCCGATATTATAGATTCTCCGATTGTGCCTAAAAAAGAGGCAGAGATAGAGAAAGAAACACCTAAAAGCATTTTTAAGAAGATAATTAAAAGGAGAAAATAATGGCTGATTCAATAACCGGAAAAACATGGAATCTTGATACTGTTGTTGGCGTTGTTTCAACAGGCCCAGTTTACATCCACGGTATTTATGTTCAATTTACAACCGCTGGTGCGGGAAGTTGTCGGATTGTTACTGGCGTAACTAATGAACATAGTTCAAGTGATGAAAGAATAATTGATTGTGTTTCAACAGCCACGGCTACTGCTAATGCTTTTCAATTAAATCAATTTTATACATTTGGCAATCAATCTTTTCGCGGGCTTAAAAAGACACTTTCTGTTAATGTCGCAACAATTTTAGTTATAACTGCTTCCCCTAATTAATATGCTTTGGGATAAAAAAGTTTATAACATTAGGCTTCACGGCGGTAAAGCTAGGTTAGTTACAGAACCCATGCGCGGTCTTATCCAACACATGATGGTCATTCCTGCCACATTAGATACAGTGTGGAGTATGAGTTTAACTGATAAAGACGGCGATAAAATTTACGATATTCACGATCATGACGGGCGTTTAGATGATAGGGAAGGTATTCCGGTTGGACGTGACACCCAACAACCCTTAGAAGTTAATTTTTATGAGTCAACCAAAAATGAACTTTTTTCTATTATTTTTAAAATAAAGGAAGTCTGATGAAATGGTTAGATAAAATAATTGATGAAAAGCTTTCAAAAATTGTTAATGAACGTCTAAGAATTGAAGATGAATCAATAAATTTTTCTGAAGAAGTCAGCGCCTTAAAAGATGAATTAACAAATCTTTCGCGGGTTGTTAAAATTATTCAACGGGATATTATTGCCTATCAGGAGAATGCTGAATTAAACCACCGTAAAATGATGTTGCGTTTTGATGAAAAGGAAAAAATTATACGGGATGAAATGGAATCCGATTTTGATGTTCTCGGAAAACAGTTAAATAAGAAATTAGAACTTGTTGGAGATAAAAAAGGAATGACCGTTCATTTGCTTAAACGAATAGCCGAACTCGAAGGAATTGTGGAGGATAAACGAAATGTACCAAGCTAAGTATGCCCTATCTAATGTTTCACCGGCAACCACAGATTCGGCTATTATTACGGCAAAACCTGGATTTGCTTTTAGGGTTATTGGTGGTTTTGTAGTTTGTGGAGCAACTGCAACAAAAATAACTTTTAATTCTAAACCAACCGGTTCTGGAGTGGCTATCACTTCAGAGATTTCTTGTGGTTCTTATGGCGGATTAATATTTCCCGCCCCTTCACAAGATAGGGCTGGAGAACTTCCTTGTGGGTATTTTCAAACAACCCGTGGTGAAGGGTTAACCGCAACAACGGGGGCGGGTGGAACCGTTGGGGTAACGCTAACCTATTTGGAGATTTAATAATGGCAAAAAAGATAATAATATTGACAAAAAATAATCCATGGCCTCAAGAAATCGGAATAACCTATGCCATGTGGGCTGATGTTCCTGTCGCTCGTCAATCTAAATATGTTAAGCCGATTGATTGGGTAAGCGCTTATGATGGGGCTGATGCTGGAGAATTAACGCTTTTACGTTCTGGTGCGGTTACTGAAAAAGTTGAAACAACAAATGTTCCAGTTGGGACAAGTGTAGCAACTATAAAAAACATAATTGAGGCAGCTTTTACCCGTTTCCAAAATGAAGTGACCAATGAAGCTGCTTGGCAGTTTTATGGCACATTTTTTGACGGAATGACATGGACTAATGGAGGAATATAATGCTTACTTATTCAGCGGCAAGTACAATAACAGTAACCTTAGCGTCTTTAGCAAGCGCTGGTTCTGCCAGAGAATGCACGGTTGTTACCAACACAGCTACTCGTTATGACGATGCTTATGTAACGGTTACAGCAACAGTAATGACTGGTACAGCACCGGCTGGAGATAAATCACTCTACATTTATTTTTATTCAGCGGGAAGTGGGACAGATTATACATCACCTGTTACCGGTACAGATGCCACCATTGCCGTTACCCAACCAAATAACTTTTTTGGGCCAGCAGCCATGACATTTCAATCTTCTGCCGCTTCTTTAGCTACCGTTAATATGATGATTCCGTCCGTTGCTAGTTTTTTTGGTGGAATATTGCCGCCCAAATGGGGTATGGTTTTTCAAAATAGTACAGCTATGATTTTAAGTGCAACCGGTGGTGACCATGCAGTTGCTTATGTTGGAATAACTTTTACAACATCATAATGAAACAAAGAACGAATTATAAAGAAGTTATAAAACCGCCGATAGGAAGCACTATTAATTGGCGACATCCAATGGCTAAAGATTTAATTGCGGTTTGGTTATTTAATGAGGGGGCCGGCGCACCTGTTGAATTAATGCGAAGAACAAGGGGAACCTTCACTAATTATAATAGCTGGAGAACTGGGCCAAGAGGGAAAAGTTTAGCGTGGAACGATTCCATGCATCTTAGTTATCCAGATACATATTTAAAACAACCTCAAGTTCTTTCTTGGGCTTGTGGGTTAAGACGTGGCGGTACAGTTGATTCTTATGCTAGACCATTTGGTAAAACCTTTGCTGACGGCGGTAGCGCTCCTTATGTTACCTATGATTTTGAAGTTAATCCGGCGGGGGCTGGACAAAATCATGCTCTTGCTAGTATAGGAACAACAACTGCACTTCATACTACAACGGCTTTTGATACCGGAGATTTAACAATACCAAGAATATTTTTAGGAACTTATGTTGCGGGTACATTAAAATTTTATATGAATGGGATATTACGTTCTACAAACGCTTCGGTTACTGGGACGGTAAATTATGATACTGGTGCAGATGCCAGTTTTTTAATATCGTCAGCTTCAGCTGCAGGGGTAAATCAGTGGAACGGCGATATTTACTGGATATACATTTGGCAACGCTGTTTAAACGAAACAGAGGCAATGTCATTAAACTTATCACCATATCAATTTATTAATTGGCGAAGAAAATCTTATTTGTTTGGGGAACCGCCCCCCGCTGGTGGAATAAATATCAATCAAATCGAACGAAAAATCTTTAGAGGCGTTTTAAGAGGCGTGGGGAGAGGTCAATGAGCGCAATATTACGAAAATACGCAACAGCAACCACAGTTTATTTTCCCCTTATTGGGGCTGGTACCGTAAACTTTACATCTACCGCATCGCTAACCACGGCTGATACTAAAATTTCAATTAATGGTGGAGCTTTTGCAACCGTTGGAACCGCCGTTGCCAATGAAGGAAGCTATGGGTATAGTTATACCTGCACCACTGCTGACTTAACCGGAAAATATATTGTTTTGGTGAATAGTCACACCGCTGGAAGTAAAACCTTTGAAGACTCAATGATCCTTATTGAAACCTATGGTAATGCTGACGCTGCCCATGTTTTTGATTTTTCAATTGCTAACCAAACTGTTATAGCTTCTGCCGGTACGGTAACTTTGACCGGTGGTCAATTAGTTACAGTCGGAACAATATCCGCCGCGGCTGTTGGCGCCGGATTATTGTCAGCAGGGGCTTTTGCCGCTGGATTTTTGTCAGCCGGTGGAATTGCTGCCTCTGCTATCAGCGTTGGAGGTATTGCTACGGGCGCTATTGATTCAACAAAATTTGCTTCTGGTGCTATTGATTCAGTGGCCATTGCTACTGGTGCTTTCACCACAGATGCTTTTGTTGCAGGATTTTTATCTGCTGGTGGGGTTGCGGCGGGAGCGTTATCCGCCGGAGCATTTGCGGTTGGTTTCTTATCCGCTGGTGGTATCGCAGCTGCCGCCATTAGTGCTGGTGGAATTGCAGCAGGGGCGATTTCAGCAGGAGGTATAGCCACAGATGCTATTGATGCAGATGCTTTAGCTGCCGATGCCGTAACTGAAATTTGGGGTAAAGCCGGAGTTGCAATGACAGCACCCCCTGCGTGGACAGCTTCAATGCTCTCCATTATTTCTTGGCAAATGGCGCTATCAAGAAACACTATAACCCAAACTTCTGTTTTACAAGTTGTAATGCAAAGTGATGGGGTTACCACTTTGGCGGAGAGTACAGTTTCCGACGACGCAACAACCTTTACGCGCGGGAGTTTTAATTAGTGGCTAATTTAGACACACGCAATAAACGTGCCTCAGCAATAGGGTTTGACTTAAACTGGCTTCATGTCTATCCAAATCCTGATGGAACCTTAAATCAAGCGGATAGGCAACATACCGCATATAAATATCCTGGGATATTATCAGCAACGCTGGCTACCACCGGAATAACGTTTTATCGTAATCTCAGAGGAGTAGGAATTTAAAATGGAGAAAATAATGAAAAAAATCTTAATGGCTTTACTTTTCATCTTTGTCATTACCTCTGTGTGTTCTGCCCAAGAATGTGGGTCAACGGCTGATGTAATTTGGCAACCGACAAGTGTAAGTTTAAACTTAGGTAAAACATATGAAATTGTAGTGGCTGATGTTCTTGGTTCGGGTGCAGTTCAAGGGACAGACCTTCATAACGATGGCTGGGTTTTAAACAGCACGGTATATGCGTCGGAAGAAGACTTATATAAGGATTTTCATGCGGGAAAAATAACATACGCCCAGATGGTTACCCATTTAAAATCAACCTTTATTGTTGTTGGGCATCGCATTAAATTTTCTACAAAGACACGCAATAACTGGCAACCATACCTAGACTGGTCAGCTTCAAAGAATATGACAGGATATTCTTCAACCTCTGCGGTTGATTTTATTTGTGGGTTTGCAAAAGTTAATACTGCGTTTATGAAGGGTGTTACTGGTCAAGAAGGTGTTAGCCTGATGCGTAGTTGGTTAACCGGAAACGAAACAATTCTTGCGACCGTTTATATTCCTAATGCTCAAATTGAAGTTTACAATAAATTCCTTGCAGATTTTTCCAACAATCCAAGCGGATTTTCATTATATAAAACTTATATAACCCCTAAAGGTGATACAACTAAAATTTACAAGAGGCTATAATGTCACAACAAGAATTTTGGGACAGAATCAACGGTGTCGGAATCACCTTTCGATTCATTACCCCAATACTCATTGCCGTTATCGGCTGGCTTTTGGTAACAATGGCGCAACGCATAATTTTAAAGATTGACGATCTCGACCTTCATTTCACCAACCACCTTATGCACCACCAAGACCTAGAGGTTGGCTATGAAAAGCGGTTAAGTATAATTGAAGGTTCACGGTTTAGCAATTACGACGGTAAACTCCTCGAAATAAAAATAGAGGAGTTAAAAACAAGAATAGAGAAAAAAAACAGTAATTAATGAAAGCGCCAGACCCATTACTTAAGGTGCGCGACGTAGAGCTTTGGGACTGGATAGACCGTATCAATTTAATCCTTAACACGGGGAAATATGAGTTTGCGGTTTACGACACGGTTCCGGATACGGGCGCGATAGCGAATGAAGGCGAGCAGTTGGTGTATGCTTCGCCGGACGGGTCGGTGCGTCGCTTTTATGTTTTTATCGACGGTGTTTGGTGTCTTATAAACTTTACTACTTCTGGTGAAGTTTCTACTGGCGCCTTTGGCGACAGGATTATAGATAACGATGCGAATACGGGGATATTCACCCAGTTTACCACAAATGAAGATGTGCTTCGCCACTATTCAAACGGCTCTTACATCGTGGCTATGGACACATATGGGATACAAATTGCACCAGATTACAAGTTTGTTTATGATGGGTTGGCGGGGGACACGTATTGCACTTATAGCACGGCTTCCGCATACCTTCAATTTTACCTTAACGGTGTTTTAAGGATGGAAATGTAATGGCTGAACCATTAAATTTTTATAGCAGGGATGATTCATTACCGGTTAATTTTTATGCTGAGGATATTAGCATTAGGTCAACAAGAATTTCATTAGAAGGGATGGCTGAAACATTTACAAATCAAACATCGACTTCAGGGGTATATTCAAGGACAAATAGCCTTTCAAATGATTTTACTTTTAAGCGCATGATGGTTGACTGTGCAACCACTATTCCTGTTGGACAAAAAATAATATTTCAACTTTATAAAAATGATGCGCCAACTGATATGAGGTTAGTTCTTGAGGGTTCATATATAACTTATTTAGATATGGATGTTTCCGCTTCAAAATATGATTTATTTTACACTCAAGTTACCTATGTTAATGTTGGAACTTATAATTTTACAAAACATTATAATCTTTCATATTTAATTGAGGGTACTGGAAGTCAAAATATGTTTTCAAGGGGGGGATTTCAGCTTAATGGAATTTTTGCTTCTGAAATTTCATTAAAAGAAGGAAATAGCACAAACTTAGGGAATTTTCCACTTCTTCATACTTATTTCCCAACATCAGGAACATTAGAAAATTTAACTTTACGTTTAAATATTCCCGCCATTTTAACAACAACCGGATTTGGAACAGCTCATTGGGGAATTGAGGTTAATAAAAATAATTATGATGGGACAACATTAGAAATTTTAGCTAATAGTGATTCGGCTTTAGTTTATGAAAATACAGTGGATGATCAATCTGTTGTTGTAAAAGATAAATTTGTTATAACTACTGCTTTTTCTGGAAATGCTAATTTACAGGACGGTCTACAGCGACACGTGGCTTGTATTGATTTCACCCCAGATACACCAGGTAGTTTTGTTTATAGTCTTACAGCTTCAAATTTTATTAGCGTTGATGACACTTTTTATTATACCGGTTCTGGTATGGGAGCGCCAAATAGTTGGAGAAGCTCAGAGCCGTTTATTACATTTCCTTATTCTGGAACAATTTCAAATGTTCATATAATGGTTGAAGCTGAACTCACCACAACGGGAGGCGGAACTTCAACAATAACAATGCGTAAAAATTCAATTGATACTGATGTGGTATTTATTTTTACAAGAACCGGTTCAACATTGACTGCGGAATCAACAGCTGTTATCAATATTGATGTTGGAGATAGAATTTCTTTTACATCGGTAACCAATTCTGGATGGACAACAGATTCACCAACAGTTAACATTTCTTATGTTTTTAATTCAGACCACCCAAATTATTATCCAGTATTTTTTACTCATTATAGTAGCGGCACGGCTGGAATTTTAACTTCATCAATTCCTATTAACGTCTACGGAGTATAATGGCTTTAATTTTTTCAATCTATAATACCTATTTCCAAGCTGGGGCAGACGCTACTTCAGATGTGGGGACGGCAGCTGTGCGTTGGCGACATGGGTATTTTAGCGGAACAGTTACAGCCGGAACTTTTAGTGCTACTGGGGCTGGAATTTTTGGGGGAACTTTAACCGTTGGAACCGGAACAATAGCTGGGGCAAAAATAACGGGGACAACCGGTTCATTTACCGCCTTGCTTACTGCCGGAACAGCGTCAATATCCGGAGCAATAATTGGGGGAACCACTTTAACCGTAGGAACTGTATCCGCCACAGGAAATATTATAGGGAATACAACGGCAAGTGGTTATTATCTTAAAGAAGGAACCAACGCTTCAATGGGTACAGTTACACTGGCCGCTGGCACCGCTAACGTAGCCACAACAAAAGTAACCGCTAATTCACGAATTATGCTTACCCCTCAAGCTACTGGAACTGGTAATGGAGCTATTGGTGTTAGTAGCCGAACCGCCGGAACATCTTTTGCAATCGGCAGTACAAATGTTTTAGATGACAGAGTTGTAGCGTGGTTTATTTTAGAACCCGCATAATAAACAATAACAAGGAGAGTAAAAATGGAAGATAAAAAATTTTACTACAGCAAAACGTTTTGGGTCAATGCAATCGCCGGTGTAGCGATGGTTATCCAAACAGTAACAGGTAACGAAGTTTTGGATATTGAAACCCAAGCCGTCATTTTAGCCGTCGTTAACATTGTTCTTCGATTCATTACTAAGGGCGCGGTTACCCTCTAATGTGGAACATGATTGGCGGAGTTATTCAAATAGTCTTTTTGCTTCTCAAAAACAAGTTTGAAAAAGACATTGAGAAGAAAAAAAAGAAAGAAGAACTGCATAATGAGGTTAAAGAAGCTGTTAAATCTGGCGACACTAGCCGCATTGTCAGCCTTATTGATAAGTTGCGCGGCTAATAAAATTGTTCTTCATCCCATAACCAATAAAGATTTTTGCGCCAAGAAAGATGGATGCAACCTTTCTTCAATGGATTATGGGATGAGTGAATATTTTTTGGAACAAGTGTTAAATGCAAAAATAGAGCTGAGGAAATAAAATGCCAGAAATAGAAAGAAAAATGTCTTTAAATGAAAGAATAAGCAACTTATTAAAACATGGCAAAAAAACTCAGTTTACTAAGGGGCATGTGGCAGAAAAAAATTATAATTGGAAGGGTGGAAAAATGCTTGATAAAGATGGTTATGTTTTAATAAGGGTTTATGATCCCCGACCCAACATACCCAAAAATGGATATATAAGAGAACATAGACTTGTTATGGAAAAACATCTAAATAGATTTTTAAATAAAAAAGAACAGGTACATCATATAAATGGAAACAAACAAGACAATAGAATAGAAAATTTAAAATTATTTGCTAATCAAAAAGAACACTGGGATTATCATTGGGTAGAATTAAGAGCCAGAAAATTTTGTTGTCCAAATTGTAAAAATGTTTTCAAGTTGGAGGAAATAAGTCATGTGTCCAGTTAGCGGAAGACGCCCCTTCCAAGAAATTGTGGAATGCTGTCAGAACGAACTTATTCGTGAAGGAGCCCCAGGTGAAGAAGCCAAGTATCAGGGTATTGTAAACCAAATTTACAGTAACGAACTTTCCGGTATTCTTCCCGAACTATACATAAAGAAGGAGGCATACCTCACTTTAGTTGCTGACTATACGGTTGGCACGGTAACAGTGGGCAGCGGAACTTCTAACATTATCGGCGATTCAACTAGTTGGACTTCAGCTAACTCTAATAATCAGCTTATTGAAATTAACGGGTCAGACGTAATATATCGCGTTACATTTGTGGCTGGAACAGACCTTTCCTACCAAGACAGTTTAACCTGGATAGCTTCCAGCGGAACCGGTAAATCTTATACACTGTTTACTGACCGCTACGCCTTGCCTTCAGATTTCAGCCACATGATAGCGGACGATCCCGATGACCCTCATGTTGTTTACCGCTACATGAATGGGAACAAAGTTTTTTTAACTCCATTAACAGAAGAAGAATTTGAAGTGCAAGATTCTTCAGGTGTTGGAACTCCGTGGGGTTACCAAATCCGTTGGATTAAAGAAACCCCTTACCTCTATATTACGTTAGCGGCGGACAGCGCTGAAATAGTCGGGTATTCCTATATCCCACAATTGGCAACACTTAATGAATATACAACGGGAACTGTAACATTTACTACGGGTACAGCGGTTATCGCCTCTGCCGCCGCATCATGGCTAGTTAACATTACCACCGGCACCAACACTTATTATATTCGCAACGACGCTGATGGAACGGGTTCAGCTTCTAAATGGCAAAAAATATCAACAGTGGTTAATGCTACTGCGTTAACACTTGAAGCGGCGTGGGCGTATACTTCGGGAACCGGTATAACCTATACCATTTCTGAAATATCTAAATGGCCAGCCCGTTTTGACGACGCTATGCTTTATAAGACAGCGCTTATTGTTGACCCCGACAACGTGAATACTCAAAAGTGGAACTCCATTTATCTTGACGCTGTAGGAATGGATAAAGCTCAAGAAACCAGACGCAACCAAACCAGATCGTTTAAATATTGGCCAGGACAACGAAAGTAAGGAATTATGAAGGGTGGCACAGGTCGTAATATAATTGAGATTAAAGATTTTACTGGCGGTCAAGTAACAAGACCCCCAGAAAAAGGCATAGACCCTAAATTTTCCGTAGACTGTCTTAACGTTTACTCTGATGGGTTATTGCTTCGCCGTCGTGATGGGTACACGGTTGTCAACGGAACTGTTACCACCGGTCAAGGCAACGGCTTCTATAATTGGGTAAAGAACGCCACCGATCAATTTATGATGGTGTTTTTTGGTTCAACACTATCAAAGATTGACGTTGTTTCAAACGCTTGGGATGGGACACTTGACACGGTCAGCAACGATTCCGCCAACGGCACCGATTTCTCCAACGGTATTATGCACTTTCAAACTTTTAACGGCACTCTTTTAATGACCACCGAAAACCGCGATAAACCACAGTTTATGCGGGTTACCGACTCTAGCCATTTCGACCTTGAAACCAACGGTGCCGGAACTGCCCCATTTGCCAAATATATTCAAGTGTGGAAAAATCATGTTTGGCTTATGAATATTGGCGGTGGGTCAGAATTAAGTGAAGAATGTTCCTCTATTACTAGCTGGACAGATAATGACACGGGAACGGGAGCTTCAGTTCAGACCACGTTTGATGGGAAAAGCACGTTTAGGTTAACCGGTGGCAGTATTAATAACGACGATGCGAAGCGCACTAAAGATGTTGGTTTGTTTTCTGATAATTTTTCTTTCGAGGTTCGTACTAATTTTAATACTTTAAATACTATCGCCAACGGCGATTACTTTGAATTCAATATTTACAACGGAATCATGCTTTTTCGAGCCAGATTTTCTGACGACGGTCTTGATATTTATGATGGCTCGGCTTTTAATGAAGTTGGTGTTAATCTTGTTTCTGAAGATTCTTGGGACACTTGGAATTTTATTGTTACGGGTGGAACAACAACTTCAGCTAAAGTTGATATTTTTAAGAATAATGAACCGGTCGGGCTTCAAGTAGACTGTTCAAATGCCAGCACCGCTAATGACGGTCAAATAGATTTGATTGCGGAAGCCGCTGGCAGCGGTACCGTAGCCGATGTTTATATTGATTATATGTATCTTAATTCTGTTGCAGCCACAACAAATCGATTTCAAAATACCCAATTTGAAGGTTGGGGGCCGATGAACGGAAGTTGTGCGACATTTTCATCTGCTTCTGGAAGTTATCTTTCTTTAGCTGACCACGCTAATTTTGCTTTTGCCGCTAATGATTTCACCATTGAATCTTTTATTAATTTTGCATCAACTTCAACCGCCGCTCAAGGACTTTATACACAATCAACTGCCACCAATAACCAAATCTATTGGCACGTTGTTAATGGTGCTTTGGTATTTTCATGTGTGACTAATGGAGTTACTATTGCTTATCATTCAACACCTAGTTTAACGTGGAATAGCGCTCAGTGGTACAATGTTTCTTTGGTTCGTGATGGTTCCGCCCTTATGATGTTTAGGGATGGGCAAAACCTTTCTGTTTCAGCTACAACCGAACTTGGCGTTACTTCATTACCAGACCTTTCAACCACCATTTATATTGGGGCTATTGCTGGCAGTGCGGCAAAAATTAATGCCGCTTTTGATGAATACCGAGTTTCTTCTTCAGCTCGATTTACCGCTGGTTATGATATTACTACAAGCAATTATTCTAGTGATTCAAATACCGTTCTTCTTCTTCATTTGGATTCAGGATTTACAGATGCCAGCGCTTCTGCCCATACAATTACAACGGCTAATAGCGTGGCTAGCGCCACCACCCCAATTGCACCATTTTGTTGGCACGCCACAACATCTTTAACAGTTGCCCGCGAAGGAACAACCATAAAAGAAGGAACTTATTCAGTTAAGTTAAGTGGTACGGGAACTTTTACTCAAACTATGGCTACTCCTTCAGCGGTTTCCGGAACTTCATTTTATGTGGCTGGTTGGGTTAAACCACCCTCCTCAGGTCAATATTCATTTTATGTTACCGATGGTGTCAACACTTATAGTTCTAGTGTATTTAGTGGGGCAAGTACTGCTTGGGAATACCGTTATCTTCAATTTACCACAGCGTCAAGCGTTACCAACATTACAGTCAACATGAATGTTGTTACCAGCGATACTTTTTACGCTGATTCTTGGGCTTTAATTCCAGCAGGAACTGTTGCTTACTCCTCTGATTTTTCAGATAGGGTTCAACGCTCCGCTATTGGTTTCTATAACGATTGGAGTGGAACGGATAGCGGAACTAATGATATTGTTACACCAGGCGATATTGGAATAACTGGAAATTTTATTCTTAATGATCGTATGTATGTAACTAAAGCTTGGTCAATCCATCGTTTTACCTATACCTATTCTTTTCCATTGGTTGAAATAAAACAAGTTAAAAAAACAGTAGGAACAAGATCCCCGCGTTCAATTAAAAATATAGACACCCCAGATGGTGATGGTGAAATGGTTTTATTTTTAGGCACAGACCGTCGTCTTTATTTATTTAATGGTGCGGCAAGTTTATCAATTTCTGATGAAATGAATCCAAGTAACAGTTTATCTAATGTTTATTTTGATAACATTAATTCAGCCGCTTTAGACAAAGTTTTTGCAGTTATCCATAAAGATAAAAACCATTATGAACTTTTTGTTCCAATGGGTTCAAGCACCACTCCCGATTTTTCAATAATTTATGATTATGTATTAAAATCTTTATGGCCAGCAAGCAATAGAAATTTTACTTATGGTGATGTTTCTGATAATGGTAATGGTTTAAGAAGAGTTTATGCTTTAGCTTCAACAGCTGGACAAATAGCTTTACTTAATGAAGGAAATAGTGATAACAGTTCATCCATTAACTCTTATTGGACTTCAATCCGTTTAGGCACATCATTAAAGCTTAACCGCATTGATGAAATTAATGTTGAAACACCGTCACAAGCTGCCGCTCCCACAATCACTTGGCGTGGCGATTACGAATCATCTTTTGTAGCAACAAAATCTATCAGTAGTGGCACCTATGTTCATCTTTACGCACCAGGCAGAATAGACAATCTTATTCAATTTAAAATAGCGGATAACACAACAACCGCGGCATGGAAAGTATGGTCAATAACTCTGACAGAGCGACTTATCGGCGTTGGAAACTAATTCTCGATATTGAGCGGTTTATTTATGAGAATGGCGGTTTCTTTTTTGAAAGCCGAAGAAAATATTATCGCAATTATTATCGCCAACTCATAATGTTAATTGAAGCAAAACAAATTATTATTCAGCGTAACGATTTAGGTGAAGTAGTTGGGGTTTGCGGATGGATAATGATTAACAAAAAAGATGAACATCAGATTAATAAAGTAACGTGGAAAGTCCCTGATGATATTAAAACCGGCGACAACATCTATATTAGTTTTTGTGTTTTAAACGGCGGAAGCGTTTATGAAATTCGTCGTGAAATTAAACAGCGGTATGATAGACAGGTTAATGAGGTTTTTTGGTATAACATACCTTCAAATAAGTTTGTAAGGATAAAGAACATCTTAAAGGAGAATGAAAATGTCGGCACAAAATTGTGGAATTAAAGCGTTAGAAGGAATTGCGAAACTTGAAAACATTTCAATGTTTACCCTTCTTCATTTAGCTAAAGATAACGGAATAAAACTTTATTTTTGTAAGGTTGATGTGGATAAACTTCCGCTTGTGCAAAGACCGGCTATTTTTCATTCTAACAATCATTTCATTTTAATTGAAGATGGACAAGCTATTCCCCAAGATAATTATACGGGGTGGGTATTAACACCTCAGCCGATTGGTCAACCCTTACCTTACAGCCTCGCTAAACAAATCAATGGAAAGAAAAGTGGGAGAGGTATAGCTTCAACCATTCTTCCTTTTATTGGTTCTGTTGTCGGTAATTTAATTGTTCCTGGCGCTGGTGGGATATTTGGGGGTATTTTAGGTGGAGCTGCTGGTGGTGGCATTGCCGCTAGTGGTGGTGCCACAAAAGGACAATGGTGGAGAATTCCTCTTGGCGCTATTGGTGGCGGGGCTATGGGTGGGTTAGGTGGTCGTTTTTCACCATTACTTGCTGGAGCCGCTGGATTAGCCGCTGAACTTCCAAGCGCTATCAAAAATAAAAGTTATGGTGCGCCAATACTTGCTGGACTTGGCGGATATTTCGGGGCAAAAGGATTACAAAGTTTTAATTCCGGTGCTAACCTTAACACTTCAGCTGGAATTGGTGGAAGATTAAGTAGCGGGTTAAGTTCTGTTACTGGTGGATTATTAGGGAAAAGTTCTAACGCAGCTGGTGGGGGTGGTGTGGAACCGTTAGGTGGATTTTCTTCTATCCGTAGCCTTACTGGACAAAGCACACCAAGTCTTTCTCAACAACTTGGGGCTTTTGGTGGCGGAACTTCAAGCTTCCAATCTTCTAACGTTGGGAACATTGGTTCTGCGGTTTTAGCCAGTGGAACAAAAAATCTTTCTCAATCAATTCCTTCTTCTTTAGGTCAATCGTCAGTACAAAATTCTATGACACAACAACCAGCTAAAGGAAGCGGACTTGAATCAATATTTGGTAAAATATCTCCCGATGTATTAAAAGTTGGTGCAGGGCTAGCTTTAAGTGGATTAAATAAACCGCCAGAATACAATCCAGATTCTATTGCGGCTTTTGATAAAGCAAGCCAATATCTTCAAGGAAGCACATTACCTTCTGCAACTAATGAACAACTTAATCGTTATCTTACAATGTCTATTCCTGATTTAAAAAATGAACTCCTTAATCCAAATGCAGGAAATCGTTCACTTCTTGAAATAGATAAAAAGTATGAGGAAGCATTAGCTCAAGTTCAACGAATTGCCGCTAACTCTGGTCAAAGCATTGAAACTTCTTCTGATGCCCGTAAACAATATGATGAGATTAACCGTCAATGGGCAGAAGCCAGAGCAAATCTTCAAAATGAACTTGACCAACAAGCCACAACTCAAGCTATTGGTATTCATCAATGGGCTTTAGAACAATCAATTAAACAAGGTCAATTTGATTTTACTTCAGCTATGGAATTAGCCGCTATGATTGGGCGTGATGAAGAATTAAAAGCCGCAGTTGAACAAGACAATTATGATGATTTTCAAAAAATTATTCAAGAAATATTTTCTATTGGAAGTGCTTCTAAAGAACAAGGCGGAATCACTATAAATTTAGGAAATAATGAACAACAAAGCAATCTTTCATCAGTATTAGGGAGGTAAGTAATATGGCAATGACACCAGAACAAATGGCCGGTGCCGCACAACCGCCAAGTGCGGGGACAACAATAGCCCCAGGCCAAGCACAGGTTGGCGGTGATATAAATAAGGTTATTGAAGCGTTAGGTATGGCCATTCAACAAGCGGTTGACCAACAAGGTTATGTGGACATGAACAAACTTGTTATGTTGTGGCCGCAAATAGCCCAACAAACAGGAATGAACATTCCATTTCAAACCGTTATGCAATTAATTGAACAAAACCCGCAAATATTAGAAGATTTAGTTGTTCGTCACGGTCTTGCGGGAATGATTGTTAACGGACAACGTATTACAGCGGAACAAATGGCTGGTCAAGTTACTGGTGCCAGCGGAGGGATGCGATAATGCCAGATTATAGAACAGGAATGGCGGCAAGAGGAACCCGCCCATTTAGTGCTGTTTCCTCTATGCTTAATTTAAAGCGTCAATTTGAAGATGCTAAACGTCAACATCAATGGAAATTAGAAAATGAAACCCTTCAACAGCGCGGAAGAATTGCAGAAGCCGGGGTTAATTCTAATCAACTTCGTTTTTCCCAAGAAGCTTCTGGAATGGCTAGTGGAGCGTTTAAAGATATGGGGTTAGAGGTAAATCCACAGTCTAATCAATTTTCTGAAGAAGCACCTGAAGGAATGGAAGTTATTGGTTATCGAAAAGACAATACTCCAATATACAGAAAACTAACAATATCTGGGGATAAAGCTGGATTATACACTTTAGCAAATGAATCAATTGGAAATGTTCAAGATGTTAAAAAATTACTTTTTCCTGATGGAACACCAAATTCGTTTAGAAGGGATTTAGCTTTAAGAGCACAATTGGGTAAAAATAAATTAGCGCCTAACGATAAAGAAGGACAAAGAATTTTTAGAAAACTTTCAACCGCTCTTTCTGCCAGACAACTTATACAAACAGGGGTTGCTGCTAGAGAAGATGAAACTAAAATGTTATATAATCAATTTTATGGTGGAGTTTTAAGTAATCCAGAAGCCTTGTTTGAAGGGTTAGACCAACTTGGGAATTTTTATGATAATTATAATCAAGTTCTTGGTGGTAAAAGAACTTTATCAAACCCTAATAGATATGAACAAAGCTCTACTGGTGGGTTAAATTCTACTGATGACCCTGAATATAAACGATTTTTGCAATCAATAGGTGAATAATGCCATTAAGTCAGGAACAATTTAAAAAAGCAAGAGAAGCTGGATTTTCTACTGAACAAATTATTGAATTTGAAAAAAAAAGAAAATCTATGGCTATGTCTGGTGGTGGACAACCCGCTAAATTTGAATCTATACCTGAAAAAAATAAACGTATTGGCGGTGAACAGTTTAGTAAAATAAAGGCCGGAGCAAAATCAACCATTGATTTGGTTGCTACTCCACTTACCCAAAGAATATCGGGGAAAACTTTAACTCAACGTTCTCAAGAATCTCCTATCGCTAAACAACTACCAAGAGATATTCCAGAAGCCATGGGTCAATTTAATGCTGGACTTGCTAGAGATGTTGGGGCTTATACCCTTGATACTTTAAGTTCTCCATTAACTTGGATAGCTGGTGGCGGTGTAAAGCCAATTCAAAAATTAGCTGGTAATTTAACTAAAAAAGGAATAAACTCAACAAAAGAAACAGTTAATAAAATAGTTTCTCCATTAAGAGATTACGCTGGAAATAAAGTAACCGCAACTAGAGCTGGAATGAAAGAATATTATAAAAAAGAAATAGCTGAATATGGAAAAATGCTTGACTCTTTGGGTGATGTTAAAGGTGAAATTAAAGCTGAACCGTTAATGGAAAACTTTACACAATCAATGGTAAATAGAAGGCTTTATGATCCTCTTTCTGAAAAATGGGTAAAACCATTAAATAAAGTTGATTCACAGCTATTAAAATCTTATACATCTATTGGAAGAAAATGGCAGAATGGAAATGTTAAAATTAAAGACATTATCGAAGAATATAAAAATATTCGAGATTCAGCCCCCATTGATAGTAGTTTAGGAAGACAAGCTAGAAACCTAGCAAATGATTTATTAAATAGCATTAAAGACCAAATTGATATTCCGGCGTTTAAAAGTGGTCAGGCTAGGTATGCAAATTTTAAAGAAATATTTGATTCTATTGACGACAAAATTGATGTTTTTGGAAACTCTATAAAAACTGGTAAAGGTGAAAGATTTTTAACTAATTATTTAACCAGTACAAAAGAAAATCGTTTAGTTGGACAAAATATTACAAAAGTTACCGGTCAAACACTTAAAGGGGCTAGAATAATTAATGCGGTTCGCAATCTTCCCGCAATGAAATTACTTTTTAGATAAAAATTACAAATTTACATTTGACAATTTATTTTATTTCCATTATGCTACCTAACATAAGGTACAAGATGTTGTACCACTTATTTAACCGCCACAAAGGAGCTTACAGATGTTAGGTTTACTTAACAAAAAGGAGAAGGTGGAAGCAGTTGACGCGCAAGTTGCTACCCCCGCCCAACCAACAACTTTTGAAGTTGGCAAACAAATCGGTTTTAAAGATAACAAAACCGGTGAAATGGTTTTTCAGATTGCCATGAATCCAGACCAACGTAAAGCCCTTATGGGTTCTATGGTAAAAAATTCCGGTGTTGCTAACCGCTTTATGGTAACCAGCCGGCAAAAACTTCAACTCGAAGAACAGCTTACCGCTCTTAATAAGGAAATCACCGATTCCGAAAAAGAAATAAATGAGATTATCAATAAGGTTCGTGATGAACTAAATCTTGATAAACGTTGGGGTTTAAATATCCAGCTTGGAGTTCTTGAACGACGTGACCCACCAAACGGATAATTTTTTAACTTCTTCAGACCTGCCATTTACCCTTCGAGGCGGCGAATCCCAAGAAATAGCCCTTTATAACCGTATTGCCGCTATTAACCGGATTGAATATTTGGTGAGGAAGGAAGTCCCTGAATTTAATCTTCGCGATAAATCAAAAGACTTTATCCGGTGTTTAGACCTGGAGATGTATATTAGGTTTTATAACAAGGAACCCAAGAATAAGGTTATTGATGAGGAATTTTGTCAGCGAAGCGCTGAAATATGTCTTGAAATGGAAAAAGCAGTAATTAAAGAAGAAACCGCACAACCAGCGCAAAAAGAAACAACACCGCAAAAACCACCAACCTTAATAGATAAGATTTTACAGTGGGTGAAAAAATGAACCAACTGTTCCTCCTTAAATTAATTGATGAAATGCTCGACGGGGATAAGCCAAGCCCTGAGAAAATCCATTGTGCCAAGACCATCATAAAGAATTTGATTGAGTATCACCAAGTTGTTTCGGTTACGCCAACCACCGTACTCGACGAAGACCTTGACCGTGAAGCGGCTTTAGCCAAAGCGGAACTTTTAAACTCATAGAGAGGAATTATGGATAAAGTAATATTGTTTAACAATGAAGCTCGCGACAAACTTAAAAGGGGTGTTGACCTTATTGCCAATGCCATTAAAGTTACCCTAGGCCCGCGTGGTCGAAATGTTATTTACGGCAACCATTATGGCTACCCATTCGTCACAAAAGACGGGATTACCGTTGCCCGCCAAATGGAATGTAAGGACACAAATGAACAGTTGGGGTTATTATTGGTACGTCAGGCTTCGCAGAAGACCGCAGATGACGCGGGCGACGGAACCACCACTGTTGCCCTTTTAACCCAAGCTATATTCGCTGAGAGTTTAAAAGTTTTAGGTACTGGGGCTAACCCTATCCTTATCAAACGCGGTCTTGATTCCGCCGCTAAAGAAGTTGTTGAGTTTATTAAGAAAAATACTGTTAAGAACCCATCCGATGAAGAAATTTACCGCATTGCCACCATCTCAGCTAATAACGATCCTGTTATTGGTAAGCTTATCTTTGAGGCAATCCAGAAGGCCGGTAAAGATGGGGTTATCACCATTGAAAACAATTACCGAGATTCTTCAACCCACATTGAAACAATTGAAGGGATGCAACTTAACGAGGGGTATATTTCCCCTTATTTTGTTACTGATGTAAATCGCATGGAAGCGGTGTGGAACAATCCCTATATTCTTATTGCTGACTATGAAATCGGGCATATCCAGCCATTAATGAAGGCCGTTGAGCTTGCTATGGGCGAAAATTCCGAAAAACGCCCATTGGTTATTATAGCCAACAACATTACCGGTCAAGCTTTGGCTACCTTAGTAGCTAATAGACATAAGGGGGGTATTCCAATTCTCGCTTGTAAAGCTCCTTATTTTGGGGATAACCGAACCGAACAGCTAACCGACTTAGCTATTCTCACCGGTGGTCGTGTTGTCGGTAATTCTTCCGGTCTTAAATTTGAGGATATTGATATTACGGATTTTGGTCAAGTTGAAACCATTGTGGCGACTAAATCTTTTACTACTTTTACCGGAGGGCGCGGAAGCAAAGAACATATTGATGCCCGCGTTCAACAGCTTAACAAACTTGCGTCTGAAACCGAAAGTGATTATGAGAAGGCCAAACTTCAAGAACGCCTTGCTAAACTAACTTCTGGTGTTGCGGTTATCAAGGTTGGGGCTTCAACTGAGGTTGAAAGCCAAGAAAAGAAAATGAGAATTGAGGATGCGCTTCACGCTACCCGCGCCGCCCTGGAAGAAGGTATTGTCCCAGGTGGGGGTGTCCTGCTTCTTCGCGCCGCTAAACACCTTGAAACCTTTGACTTTTCATTCCTTGAGGAAGATAAGATTGGCAACCGTATTTTGATTAAAGCACTTCAGGAACCGATTAAACAGATTGCCAGCAATTCCGGACTTGACGGAAGCGAGATTATCGCTGAAATAATTCAGAATGACGATGTTCGTTATGGTTTTGATTTCCTTAATAATACTTCTGGCGACCTAGTTAAACTAGGGGTTATTGACCCATCAAAAGTTGTGCGTTTAACTGTGGAGAACGCGGTAAGTGTAGCGGGTATGTTAATGACTACCGAAGTGTGTATTGCCGAAAAAGAAGAAGTCGATCCATTTAGAACGCCAAAACCAAAAAGCGAATAGTGGAAGACAAACATAAAACCAGTTCGTATTGGCAATGTTCGTTTTGTGAAAAAGAGGCTATTTACCGAAAAGTATATAACGATGTAGCCACTTATTATTGCCAAAACCATGTTTACAGGAGAGATAACGATGGCGGATTTTATTATACAAAAAGCGACGGGGAAATACATAATCGTTGAACCGTTTGAAAAAAGCAGTGTATTGCGTGCCGAAGAAATAGCAACGGTGTTTAAGGTTGTTTCAGTTGGGGATTGTGACCCGATAGTGCGCGATTACCTAAACCCTGACGATCTTATTATTGTAACACCAAACTCCGTTGAAAAGACCAGAATGGGGCATAAGGAGGTTTATTACGTCAGAGATACCGACGTTGTCGCTACCATTAACAATGCTTAATGATGAATCTATTGCCACGCTTATTAAGACCTTACAGCCCGTAACCATTCGTGAGCTTATGATTCTCTTAGCTTGGTACAATATAGAGGATAGAGAAACATTTGGGTTTCGGGACACGCCCACAATTGAATCGCAAATTAAAAAAGCGGTTCATTTTTTAAGGCATACGGAACGCAAGTGGCAGGATAAAGTTCAAAGCAACGGCGATTACCTTCCGTTCCCATCCTTTATTTACTGTGAGGCGCTTGGGGAGGGGATTGAATTACCAATAAACTTTATTATCGAATTTGAAAAGGCTTATAAAGGAGATTTCCATGAATGTAAGTGAACTTCAAAAATGGGCTATTGAACATGAAGGTAAAACTAACCAAGAACTTCTTGCGCTTGGGGTTTTGGAAAAACGGCTTCACAAAATAAAACCGTTTTTAAAATCAGTTAAGAATAATTGCGGACTGGTTATTGATAACACCAAAAGAAATGATATTTGCATGAGGAATATCGAGAATGACGTTAAATTGCTTTCCGATTATGGGCTTATTATCCGCGATAAAAAACCTGAGGGGTCTAAATACAATGAACGAGATTCAAAAGCTTTTGCACAATTACCGGAAGAATCACAACCTGCGTCAGCTTGAGTTAGCCAAGTTTCTTGAGGTTAGCCAAAGTCAGGTGTGTCGGTGGGAACGCGGGGTTCACGTCCCCTCTAAACTAAGAATCATTAACATTAAAACGAGGATTCAATATGCGCGACCTTTGGAAATGGGTAACCGACCTTCACGATAGGGCTTGGATGTGGAATGGGTGGGTGGCTATTAAATGGCCGGTGTGGGCTGTTATCACAGTTTTAATGGTTGGAATTATATGGAAAATGGAAACAGTTCCTAATTACGATAAGATTATGATTAAGCGGGCAAAACAAGCTGTTTCTTACCCATTTAAAGTATTAAGCGGAGTAAGGTTTCAACCTTCTGATAAGGTTAAAAATTTGGATCAGGGTTTAAGGTTCCAGTAATCGGCGATAATAACCATCGCTAAAACGATAACCGCACCAGCACATAACCATCCCATACTAATCTCCAAATAACATTTTGTAAAGTACTAAAGCAATGAAACACGCAAACAAAGTTGTAAAGAACATACCCACCTCCTAGAATTCAACAAGTTTTCCACTCCACGCATCCATCGTTGTCACATCTATAATTCCGTGGGCAAGCCCCACGCAAACTTCATAATCACCCTTAAAGTATCGGCGGCGATGCGCCTTCCTCTCATGGCTATAAGCGTCTTTACGCCCAGCCATAACAAAATGGTTAAACCGCCCCGCTAACTCCTCAATCAATTGGTTATCTGAAAATTCCTCTATCTTCTTCATTTCGCCTCACATTCCCCGATATAATTAACTATGTCGGATTGAAAATCTTTCCATATTTTAATGATCGCCGGCTGTTTAAAGTTCCAATCTTTTATTTCATTAGCAACTTTTAATTCTTCCCTAAGCTGTGTGGTTCGGTAAAGAACCCAACTAACATGGGCGGAGTTCATCAGTCCGGCCCTTCCCACCCAAAGTCGTTGGGGAGCGCTTCAAAGTCAACGTGCTTTTTAATCTTCTTAAACATATAAGGTTGGGTTTTGTTTTGCCTTCCCCTTAACTTATAATTCTGGTTGCATATGATGTTGCGGCACGTTATTCCGCAGTATATTTGGCATTTGCGGGTTGGCGTGAATTTTTTGTTACAAACTTTACAAGACTTATTTTCTTTTTTTTCTTTTCTTTTTTGGTCGTTATAATGGTTTTTACAGCCGGTTGAACAAAACTTTTTGTTTGGTTTACCCAAAAAATCGTTAAGGCAATTTAAACATTTGATGGAAATTTGATTCATTCGTTAAAATGATCCTATAACAATAATTATGACTATTGAAGCGTAGGCAATACCGATGGTTATGTAGGTTAAGATTGTTTGGCGCATATTATTCTCCTTTATAGTACAACCGTTCTATTAATCCCTCACTTAATCCCTCATGTGCAATTCTTGCACTTGGTTATTTTAGATATTATAGCCTCAATCACGTTGACTGTAACAGCATTCCCTAAACATTTATAACGCTGACTATCGCTAATCGTAAACATAGCTTCCCTATCCTTACTAACACCTAAAGAAGTCCATCCATCGGGAAAACTTTGTAATCTTTCACATTCTGTCGGAGTTAACCGTCTTATTCTATATCCATCAAACACCCCATGTTTATCTTGGGCAGTCAGTGTGAATGCCGGCTCTCCATCGTTTTGCATTCTGCGCCCGTTCTGCCTTTTCTCTGCTCGGTCAGGAGTCAGGACGGGGATGGCTAAATATTGGTCATCTCTTCTTGTTCCATATCCAGCCTGTAAAGTCGTTCCTGCTTTTGTTGATGAATTAAGTAATTCGTCATTTTCTGTGATAGGAAATACTTGTCCTCCACCGACTTCTCCAAGATGTCCGACAATGAACACCCTTTCCCTGTTTTGGGGGACTCCGAAATCCTTGCTGTTAAGTACCTGCCATTCGCAAAAATACCCCAACTCAGAAAGCGTTGCGAGGATAGTTCCAAAGGTTCGCCCGTTATCATGGCTGAGAAGTCCCGCGACGTTTTCCAAGAGCAGAAGTTCAGGTCTTTTAACGGCCAAAATCCTTGCGATTTCAAAGAATAAAGTCCCTCTAGTATCTTTAAATCCGCCTCTTTTACCAGCGATTGAAAACGCTTGGCAAGGGAATCCACCGCAGAGGAAATCGAAGGAAGGGAGTTCGTCTGGAAAAATTCTTGTTGCGTCGCCGTAGTTTGTCCCGATTCCGAAATTTTTACGGTAGATTGCTGTGGCGTATTTGTCGATTTCACAGTGTCCGACACATTCCCATTGTTTATTTGTTGCTCTTGCGACTCCAAGTTCGAACCCTCCAATACCAGAAAACATTGAAAAATATTTCATATATGTTCCACTATGGAACTAACTCAGGGTGCTGATAAATATTCCCGATAACTTCACAATTCTCAGATTGCCTATGGCAAAAAGAAAATGGCATTTTAAAAAACTCTCCTGAGTGGCTAATAGTGTAAAATCCGTTACCTTGAGAATATGGGGTTTTATTTTCATCATCGGATAGTGATATAAAATCACCAAAACGAATTTCTCTCAACCCAGGATTAATAATATCCCCCTCAAAAATCTTAACCCCGTTTTTATCAAGTAAGCCAGTAAATTCCATAATGATAATATCTTTTGGTTGTATTTGGATGTATATTTCTTTTTGTTCAATTATATTATATCCATTAACTGTAGCCCAAATCCCTTCATAACAATCTAAATGTAAATGAGCAACTCTATACATTCTTTTTCTTTTTTTATCCCAAGCCCTAAACTCTATCGGTCTGTGCATTTAATCCCACGCCTTCCAATCTTTTTGCCTATCATATCCAGAATCTAGCTTCCTTTTAAACGCCATAACATCATGGTCATAATAATCCGTTGACCCATCTTCGTTAACCCCAACAGTCTGCCCCCTCATCCAAACCATAAACTTTTTCCAGTTATTTCTGCCTATAAGGTTTTTAGCTTGTTGTTCGGTCATAAAGTTCTTCTTATCAGTCTGTGCATTTATTCTCCTTTAAATAATCGAGGCGTGTCCTTCGTTCATGCGTTTAACTTCGTCAAGGCAAGCATTCCATCCCAATCTTTTAGCATCGCCTAAGTTCCCATAAAAATCAGGTTTATCCATATTAGGTGTGTAATTTTTCTTCTCTGGTAACTTCAAAGGAGATTGTCCGAATTTAGAGCAGATTAGATAAGCGTCGGTTCCAGCCTGTTCTTTATCTAACCCCATTTCGTCCATCATAAATTGGGCTAACTTCTGATATTCCAACTCCACCAGCTTAGGGGCGGAGAAGGTTTGTTTAATCTTATTAGCACATTCAAGTGCGTTATTTTCATCAGTTTCAGATATATCATCATGATGTCCCATAGCCACTTGGATAATCATATCAGCGACTTTCTCGTCATCCCAATCCTCAAGTCTTGGTTCGGGGCGGGTATTCCATTTTTCAACACTCATATTAATTCCGCAGCAACCAACACGATTATTGTTATTTTTATTCCAAATTTTTGTTTCTCCACCACAAAACGGACATTCTAATAATCCACTTGGTTTGGTCATAAAGTTCTCCTTAAATTATAAACTCAACAGATTCATTAGTCATATATTCATTTAATATTTTATACCCACCGTGTTCTTCAACCTGAACAATCATATAATGTAGTTTATCGTTTTCTGCCCTACAAACAACCGCGTGGGCATAAGGGTAATTGCTTCGTATATCAATTGCTTTATCAGTTCTAAACATTTGGCGTTTTGGTTTCAATAAATTCTCCGTTTATTAATTGAATATCACTTTCCACTTCATTTCCCCAAACATCCCAACCTTCTGTTTTTTTACGGGCGAATAATTCTATGCGGGGGATATTTCCCATTAAATCAACAATCCTATGTCTAATTTCTTCTGGCTTTTTGCTATGTTTTGTACGAACATCAAAAACTGTTTGTAAAACATTATTTTTAATTCTTTTTGGCAAGCCTTTACGACCTAAAAGAACCAATTCTACCCCCCCCATCGTCCATCTACCTAAATTTTTAACCTGTAATCCCATCAACGGAGTTTCTTTTATCCAACAAAAAACAAGCGTTACATAATCAAAACCCCATGCCTCAAGAGTTTCCAATCCTTCCTTCAAAAGCGGACTAACTACCCAAAGAAAAAGAACACAATTTTTATCGCAAATGCTTTGAACAGGAAGTTTATTAATCCAATCCGCATCTTGAGTCTGATATTCATGGTCTAAGGAGAAAGAATGTCCTGACATTTTATCGTTATAACTCCAGGGCGGGTCGGCATAAATAATCTGGTATTTTTTCATTTAACCTTTTCAACCATCGGATAATAATACTCACACTTCCCTCTAACTGGCTTAAACTCCGCATAACTCTGCCACCTATCAGGCTTAGCCATAAACCTATAACAGGTTTTCCTTAGCTTACACTTTTTGTTGGTACACATGGTTATATCAGACATTAATCTTCCTTAACAATTCCAAGGGCTTTTTTGAGTTCGGATTTTTTAATTAAAAGTTCCCCAGAAAAAATTTCTTTAAAATCTGTTCTATTAACTTCAAAACAACCAACGTTATCAATCTTCTTCTCCATCCATTTTAAAACTATATCAGCGGTTTCAGTTGGATTTTCATCTTCTATTTGTCCATTTAAAATTATGCCAACCAATTCCTTCCAAGATAATTCTTTAAGTGATAATTTATCCTCTTTCACTTCCTCAATTAATCCGTATTTAATGGCTTGTTCTTTGTTAAGAGTAAGAGTAATAGTATCAATATATTCATTAGAAAATATCTGACCAGTTCTCCAATAAGCTGTGTCATATTTTAATTTATATTTTGGCATTTCCACTCCTAATCATAAATGGTTATATTGGCGAGTTAGCCAGAGCCAGAGCCATCGCCAGAGCCATAGCCAGAGCCATAGCCATAGCCAGAGCCATAGCCAGAGCCATAGCCATAGCCAGAGCCATAGCCAGAGCCATAGCCAGAGACAGAGCCATAGCCAGAGCCATAGCCAGAGCCATCGCCATTATTAGTAATTATTTCTTCCATATTTTAACCTCATCTAAATTCTTTGACGCTTTTTTAGTTACTGGAATAATCTCAATAACATTAGCTATAAATTGACTTTCAACTGGTTCAGTTATTCTACAATTTTGCGGTGCTTTTGTTCCTTGTAAAGCAAGTTGAGTTAAAGAACAAGCCCCATCCCAATAATGAATCCTTTTAGATTTTTTTAAAATTATGTTTACCCCATTTAACTCTGACTTCCTTTCTGATACATATCCAAGAAATACCCCAGCACCGCAGGAACGGATAATACACCTTTCCATTCCCTCAAACTTTTCTTCTTTTTCATTAACACAATCTTCTCTTACATACCTCTGGTCATCAATCATTATTGTTTCTGGTTTCATTTTTATTCCTTTCTTATCATTTCGTTGACGTTAACAATATGGTCTAATATCTAACTTTACTAATTAAACCAAGAACCCTAGTAATTTCTGGATTCTTTTCTAACGCTTCAAGAGCATTATTAATGTCTTTTAAATCTCCCTCAGGTGAGTTCTTTCTTTCAATAAGCCTTTCTTTTACTGTTGGGTTTACAACTCTACCAGAACTAGGATTACATTCTGAAACACCACGACTATCTCCATAACCAATTTCCATTTTAATCTCCTATCTTTTTGTTGGCGTTAACAATATGATGGAGAGACAAAATTTCTTTAGATTTAGCTTGAACCAGCTAGTCTTACGTGCGCCTCAACTATCTAGAATTATGTTGGGTCAGCAAACAGGTACTAAAGTCAATTTTGTTTTAAACTCTCCATATTTTTATAGTGGTCTAGCAGTTGGCTCTGCACCGGACTGGCCAGTTTAATCAACCGCCGTTGAACCAGCAAAACACGATAGGTTTCCAAACCATAGACCACTAACAATCAATTCCAACTTTTTTAAATAATTCCCTGAAACAATCATCACAAAGATCTTTACGTTCAATCTTATTATGTAAAATAAGCCTACCAATTGACCATTTTTCAGATATTTCCCAACAATTTTTATCCACCTTACCGCAAACATCACAAACTAATTGTGTACTCATAATTAATCCTTACACGAATCAAGTTATTCACAACAACGTTTATTTTCCTTAAACACTCTTTCCTGAAAAACAAAAGTATTTCCCTCATCTAACTCTTTTAAAGCATAAGTGCTGTATTGTTCCAAATATTTCCTATACTCATCACATAAATCATTTATAATGGATTCCCTTTTTTCACCTTCAATCCTTTTTCTTATTGCGTTCATTCCATCGGTCATTTAATTCTCCTGATTTTCGCTTCGCTCAAATAAAAACAGTTTATAAAGAGAAAACCAAAAGCGAGCGCCAAAAGCAACAAGGTTACGTTTTCAACCCACCAATATAGTGTTTGCCCACCGCGATGAAATATTGGGTAATATACTTACTCATTTCTTCACGATCCTTACAAAAAATGGTCTGCACATCGTGTTTAACCCACAAGGTAAACAACTTATAAACCATGGTTGCGCCGTTAATCGTGCTGTATTTGGTACCTTTAAACACATCGGTGAGCGTTCCTTCCACTATCACGAAAAGTTTAACCTTAGCCTCTTGGGAACGGACAATACACTTCTTAAAGCGCTTGTAGCCCGTCCCCATTGTCCCAAAAAGGTCACTAATGCTTTTCCGGTCAAAGAACACCGGCGGAATGTAACCGTTTTCAAACCTTGCCCCGTAATCACCCACATCCAGTTTTTCGGTTAACACCTCGGTAATGATGGGGTGGTTAAAGATTAACGGATTTTGCTCACGACTATCGATTAAGAGTTTTATTCTTTTTCTCCATCCAATGATGTTTAGAGTGTTCAGAAGCGTTTTTAAAAAGCATTAAATTTTCACTAGAACGATGGTTTATTTGATGTTGACCAACTGTTCCCGCGTCCTTTAATATTCCACATTTGAACTTTATCGCGGCCATCTTTAAAATCAACCGGCCAAGCCTTAATATTAACCTCCATGTCAACAAAGCTTTCATTAACCGCCTTTAATTCCTCAAGCGATTTAAAGGTAAGCCCGACTGCCCAAAGTTGATCCGCCAGCTTATGAAGCGAAGTTTTCCCTTTTTTGTCTTGGTGTTCATCATCCAAGTTAAACCGTTTCCACAACTTTCTTCCGGCGTTTTCACCTTCCAACACGATTGCTTCAATCTCAATCTGGTTACATCCAATTGGATAAAATTCCGTATCCACCATTTTGTTTATTGAAATAATTGACTTCTCAATCTTAGCTTTCCCCGTATACTTAAACGGTTCAAACCCGCCTTCTTTGGGCGCTTCCGGTGTGTAACTTTGCAGTTGTTCAAAACTCATTTTTGTTCTCCTTTTTTGGTTTCGCTTGAGGTTTGTGTTTTATTGAACGCTTTATAAACTATATCAAAAGCTACTTTTGGGTTGTTTAGAGGGTAAGGTATTTCTGAAGGGAGTAAGGTAGACTTATCCTTAGCTTCCCAATAGAGTGAAGGTTTGGTACGGATAACCCCAACCTCAACCCCTTCGCGCATTTCGCTATCCATGAAAAGAATAATCTCCATAGCCTTCAATATAATGTTTTGATTTTTACCGCCAACATCAATGGTAAACCGGTTATACTTTTTGGTTTTTGTTTCTATTTCCTCTTGTTTAGAATGGCTGATAAGAATAACCCCATAACCCAACCCATAAAGTTTGGTTAAGGATCGGTTAAGTTCATAGGTAACCATAGCCCAACCTTTGCCATGTGGCATATCCCCAGGGTGTTCAATTTTGTTTTCTCGGCAGATATAATCACTGCAATAAATGATGAGGTTATCAATGGTGTCCACAATGATAGTTTTAAACTTATGTTGACCGCCAGCTACCGCGCCACAAGCTTCAAGAAAAGTTTCCCAAGAATTAATAGGAACTTTAAAAACCTCAAGGTGGTTAAGCCCCGGCTCAGTGGCAAAAAATAAAGAATCTTCAAAGTAAGAACAGAAGGTTGACTTACCCACCCCCGCCCGCCCATAAATCATCATCACCTGTTTGTTCAATGAAGTTTCTTTCTCCGACTTACTTGTTGGTAAAAGCATTTTCCCCTCCGTTCATATCAATCTCCATTTCTCTTATCTCTAACATAACTTTAAGTTTATCAATCTGCGTGTCGTTCATATACCCCATCCGCTTGTTCATGTCGAAGTAAGCCTCAAACATGGTCTTTACCAAATATTTGGTTTCTTTGTCGTGCATTAGAATTCCTTTCCTTTACATTTAGTGTAAAATTGGCAATAGAGGCATTCTCCAAAGCCATCCTTCTTTTTATACAATCTCGGTTCTGGCGGCGGCAATTCATCCTTCATTAACCAATTAACCAAAACCGCAATTTCCTTTTCAATCTGCTGAAGGTAATCATCCACCATCAATTCAAATTCTCGAATCTCCATGCTTTCCTTATTAATATAGACCAGGCGGGCTTTTTGTTTCCCCAGTAAATAAGCATAGGTGCAGACCTGAAGTATATGATCCATCTTCTGTTCCGCAAGGACAAACTCCGGTTTTCCCATAAGCTTAAAAGCATAAGTATTCTGACTTTTAATATCAATCACTTCTTCGTTGGTAACAATATCGGCGTACCCAAAAATATTATCGTTGGAAATTTCCACCTCGGTTAAATGAAACGGCAACAAACTCTGAATCATTTGGTGAAACAGTTTACCAATGCGAAATGTCCGTAAGGTTTCAATGGGGGGCTTATCACTTTCTGGTTCACCTTTCCTTTTCCATATCTGCCGGCGGTAACACTGCCCAAATGATGATGGCGTAAACTTTCCAGAGCGCACCCGTTTCTCATGTTTCTCTTGTTCCTTCAACAAATCATTATCCAAAAGTTCCTCAATCATACAAAATGCCTTTTTTGATAATTACCGCCACCCACAGCGCGGGTATAAATTCCTTGAAGGGCTTTAGCTTGTTTATCGGTTAAGTCGCGCTGTTCATTAATAATGGCGCTGAGGAAAGCTTCTTCCCACTCATTAAAGCTATGCTTGCTTTTTAAAATATATTGAACAATAATGTTGGCTTCTTTAAATTTCATAAAAAGTAACTCGCGGCAAAAGTTTAGTTTGCATACTTTTGCAGGATCACACTTCGGAAGGGAAGAAAGGGGTTCCCACCTAGCAAACATCCTGTACGCGAGAAAATATAAAGGGAGTTATGTTGTGATGTTTTAGTGTTGACCATTACCTAAGAGTATAACAAAAATTATGCCACTTGTCAATATTTTTCTATGCCAAGTTCTTCAGCCTTATTTGTATAATGAAGAAGCCCACAGATAAAACAAAGCCGCCAATAATTAAGTGTATTGAAGTTCATGCCCAATTTGTCGTCGAGCCACGTCATCCAGCAATGACAATCGCAAGTTCGTGGGGAAATATTCATTGCTTATCTAATCCAATAAAGTCAGCTTGCACAAGAATAGCTTCATCAATACTTTCCGGTTGATACCCCACCGCTAACAACGCCTGTTTAAAAAGAATATAAGCGTCGGAAACATTTTCCGTATCGGGATTATCAAGGTCACAGCTAATCTTATTTTGTTTAATTATTATTCTCATAAAAAGTAAGAGGACGATATTAACCACTTTCTACTGAAGTGTAGAGCGCGAGGGGTTAACATTAACGCCATCAGCCGCTATAGGGCACCGTCCTCCATGTCTTCTATTCCTTCTGTATGCCATTCATCGGTAATGTTCTCTAATATTAGCGCCGCCATACCATAGGAGGAAACCTTCGATGAATATCGATAATAAACTTTATCGTCGTGGATACAAATTACAAGGTAATCGCTTGAGCGATCCTTCAATTTATTTTCAATTTCATCCATAAAGTTAGGGTTACTATATTCTTTCATGCAGTTCCTTTCCGGTTAAAGTTCCATTGGAACGGGAACACCAAACTTCCCATTTTCTAGCACCACACCACAGCCTAATATCGGCTTACGCCGAAAATCCCGTCCATAACGAAAAGCAAGAGTATGTCTGTCAATACCACAACCAACCGCCAACCCGAACACTAAAAGAAGTTCGGAAGCGGAATAACTAACTCCAAAGTTAGAATGTATATGCCCCATAACAACAGACTGGCCATGCTCAACAGCAGCATTAATATGACAAGTCTTTCCTCCATATCCCATTCCATGAAAATAGCGAACATTATGCCGATACGTTTCAAACTGGTAATTCCACTCTTTAGGGAATTGGAAAATCTGAGGAAGGCTTTTAAAGTAGGCTGAACACAGTCCATATTTAATACCGGCGCGTTGAAGGCGTTCATCGTGGTTGCCTATAAGCACGGTGCATTTGGGAAACGCCTTATACCACAATCTTAATTTTTTTAGTGTTGCGTCAAGTTCGTGTTTCGGTGAAAATCCATCGGGGTCTTTCTCCCAATGGGTACTAATGCTGTTAAAATCAACCAAATCGCCTATGTGAATAACTTCATCACACTTATATTCACGGAATGTTTGGAAACAGAAATCCAGGTATTCCTTCTTCTCAAAAGGAATGTGGGTGTCGCCGATAACGCCGACGTTCATTAATGGTAATCACAATCTCCCTTCAGCTAAAGTATTTCAACAATCATATCCACAACCTTAATAAAATCATGTTTGTTTTTTGTGTGGATAACTTTTTCCTCGGTGAGTTTGGTTACGATAGCAAAAGCTTTTTCAATTTTGCTCTGCTGGATTCCGTGTGATTTCCACGACTGGTAAGTTATTCTTCCAACCGTCTGTGTTTGTTCCATTGTAAAAGTTGTCTGGGTTAATGTTAAATTTTTGGCAATACACCCCTAAACCGGCGCGGAATATTTCAGCTAACTTCACTTTCTGTTTTTGTTTAAGATGGCGCAACAAAAGCTGATCTCCTTGGCGGACATAAAGGCAGGTAACTAATCGTGATTTAATTTTCATGGTATATATTATATATTATGATTGCCTAAAAATCAAGCATTATTTTAAAATAATTGAGTCTTCATAATCAACAAGGTCATCTTCTTCAGGTTCTTCTGTTTCCTTCCGGCTTCTTCTGCGCGGTTCATCCAGCCACCAATAAGCCTGTAAACTTTCCAACTTATCCCTATCAAAATATGCCATTTTTACCCCCTATTTTTAACCATTTTTTGACTATTCTGTGGGCCTCTAAAAAGCCCACAATAGACTCTACACTCTACCATATACCTAGACTGCTATGAATATAATAGGGCTAAGTATAGTTTAGCCCTATATTATGGTTCATAGCAATAGCTTGTGGGTATATATCATGAAGTTATTCTCCTAGTATATAACACTGGTCTTTTTCCTGGGTTAGTTTTGGTAATTTCTTTAGTCTTGAAAAGGTAACCCAAAGATTTACGAACGGCTGACTCTGAAAGCCTTGTTGACCTGACCAATTCTTCCGCGGTCATGGGCGTTGAATAGTTCTCCAGCGTTTCCTTTATCTTGTCATAATAACTTGGGTGGTCAACCGTCCCAATAATGGTATAATGTAATGGTTCGGATATAAGCTCAATATCCATATCCTTGATAACGCGGAGGCTGCGCTGGGTGTTACAGGTTAAGGATCGAATAGCGTCCTTCTTATGCCTTAAGTGTAGAATATGGTTCATATAGGCTTTAAGGGCAAATGAACCCATAATAGCATTATCGCCTTCGTCCATCTTAACATGATAGATGTCATACTTAGGCCGGTGCTCATGGTGAACGATAACCACAGCGCAATTATATAATAATATTAACTTACGTATATTATTGCAGATATTACGAACGCAGAGGTCATCGTTAAGGCTTCCTATCATTGACATATAAAGCGGGTCAATAATAATAACGCGAGGCATTATACCTTTTTGCTTAATCCGGTTAACCAGGGCAAAGTACCCCTTATTAGTATCAAGAGCAATGTTATCGGAAAGAAGGAAATTAAAGTTATCCGGATTCCAAGTCACACCATTAACCGCCAGCATAGACCTTAAGCGTTGAATAGTTTCCGGCCGGTTAGATTCCGTTTGAATGTAAAGAACGTTCATGGGTTCGGAAACCTCATATTCGCTAAGGAATGATTCTCCACTGCTTAAAGCGCATGCCATTTGAAGCGCGAAGATTGACTTTCCAACCTTCTCTTTTGCCAAAATCATTATGGTTTGTTGTTCCCAAAGTATACCATCAATGAGGTAATTATTGGGCTCATTAGGCAAATTAAAAAGCTCAATCCCGTTAAGGATATCCTCTTGCTTAATCATTTAACCTTAAAAGAACCCCTTCGGCATTGCAAACAACTTATCCGCGCGAGGCAGGATTGCCGTCGGGGTCAAACCTTGGTGGAGTTATGTTTGGAATAATTAGGAACGAATAAATTGTTTGCATAAAAAATATTCTAGCACAAAGAAATTAAATGTCAATAACGACTTAGCTTTTTTTGATCATAAATATTGTCGAAGTAATCGAGGTAAGCGCGAGGATAGATTGATAGGTAGTGAATAATCTCTTGGTTTATTTCGTTGTTGAAGGTTTCTTGATTGAAGGTTTGGTCGCTTGGAGTTTGGGTTTCCTTAAAACTGTTTTTTGTGTGTTTCATAGTGTTTTATTCCTTTCATTATTTGGGTTACTCTTAGCGTTTCCATTCTCCTCCACACGTGTTTTTTGTTATTATACCCCCGTTTCTTTTTGCGGTTTTTTAACCGCCATAATCGGCCAAGCTCATTAAGCCTTTTTTTATTAGCCAGATACCAGTAATGATGGCGCAATCTTATCCTTTCCTTATGTTTTTCGGAATATAGCTTAGCCGCCTTCTTACACCGCTTAATATTCCGCTTCATCCATTTTTTAATAGCTTTACGTTTTTGGGTTACTCTTTTAGGGTTATTCCTATCACGTTCCTCGCGTTCCCGCCACTTCTCACGCTGGCACAATATACAATGCCTAGCAAGGTAACGTATGCCATTCTGAAGGTATTTCCACTTAGGATAGTCCACAGTACCGCAAAGCCTACAAGGTAGCCTTATCATAATAACTAATAGAATAGAGGTTAAAAGAGGTTAACAAAGCCAGCCTAGAGGCACACAAAGCCCCGTGGCAAGCCCTACAAGGCACGAACATGGCTAAAAAGCCCATCTATGCTATAATTGCCCCGCAAAGTAAAGGTGAACGAATTCTGCTACTTGGAAATACAGCTTGCAAACCGGGCAATAAGCCTTCAAAGTGAAGTTATCCCATCGATCAATAGTCTTGTGGCATTGCGGGCAACAAGGATATTTTACTTTCATACTATCCGCCTATTATACTATTATACTAATAATAATAAGAACCAAAGAGGAAAGCAAGCACGCCGCGAGGATCAATCCGGCTTCCATCTGCCTTTTAACTGGGTTATGACTGTTTAGCCATGCACCACGTTTAAGCACAGCTTTATATTCTCGATTGTATAACATGGTTAAACCTTTCTATGCCATCAAAGGCATTGTTTTTTGGTTAGGTTATGCTACCATTTCATTTAACATATCCACAATTTTAAAGGCAATCGCTTCCCGTTGTAGATATTGTCCAACCATTAAAGATTTAAAATGTTCTGTACAGCCCATTTCTTCAATTGCTTGGTCAACCCAACAACTAAACGATGGGTTAGTAATAACCCATTTCAATAAATCAGCGTTATAAATATCAACGCTAGAGTCTAACGGCTCGTGCAAATTGTCTTTAATAGTGTCAATATCATCGCCATCTACTTCGGCAATAATATCAACGGCATCACTAATAAACTGGTAAACATAATCATTAGGTATAACATCGTCAATATCATGGCAAGCCTTAATAATATCTTTTTGCCAACCAATTTTCTTTTTTAATACCATGTAGGTATCGCCGTTAGTCCTTATTTTACAAAGAAAATTTTTGCCCATCTCTTTTGCTAACTCTTGAATTGTTTTAGTGTGTGTCATTTTTACCCCTCTTTCCGACGCTAAGCGTCATTAAATGTTTTTATCTACCACTAGTATATACTAACCATAATCAATGTCAAGCATTATTTTAAACTATTTTTAGGTGTATACTCAAAGGTTATTGTATACCGCAAAGTATACATTCCATTGCATGAAGTCTAAGCAACCGGTTCGCCAAAATGTATCAAATATGATACAACATATAAGTTGTATTAAAGGCAATTTTACAACATATAACTTGTATTTCGCGGCTGAAATAACACCACAAAGCCCGCGTAATTTCCGCATAACCCAACCGCCAAAACCGCGCTAAAACAACACCACAAACAAGGCAAGGTAACGCTCCGGCTTCATCCATCTAATCCATTCCACACAGTATATATTAAGGAAGCTAACCAAAACAAAGCTACCAGGTTAACTATTGTTAACCATTGGAACTTTGGTTAACCAAGCGAATGTTGAGGGATATATCCGCCTATTGTAAACCAAAATAAATAATCTGGTTTACCATTGATGAGACAGTGTCTCATGTTGATTTGTCGACGAGGAATTGCATTATTAAAGACAATTTGCACGAGCCGTTAGACTCTAGCGTTGATATTTATAACGCTGATTTATTTA